CGTAAGCTTGTTCTAATGAGTTCTCTGATAATGCATCTTGTTCCGAGTGTGGGTCATCAATAATCAATAAGTCCGCACCACGGCCCGTGATTGCTCCGCCAACACCAGCGGCAAAATATTCACCGCCTTGCGCCGTTTCCCAACGACCTGCAGCTTTAGAGTCTTCTTGTAAAGTTGTTTCAAAAATTTTTTGATATTCAGGGGAGTCAATTAAATGTTTTGCTTTCCTTCCGAATCGAATTGCAAGTTCTCCTGTGTGGGTAGCTTGAATAATTTTTAATTTTGGTCTTCGACCTACCATCCATGCAGGCAGGAGGTAAGACGCAAATTCAGATTTTGTATGCCTAGGTGGCATATTCACAATTAATCTTTTTAACTCGCCTGTAGCTAATTTATTAAATTTTTCTGCAATGTGCCTATGATGGGACCCTTCAATGAATTCAGGCCATACACACTTAACAAAAGATAGAAAGTCATTCTTAGCTTTGCTCTGTATCTTTTTTTGTGCATGGAGTAAACGAAGTCTTTTAAAGGTTCTTCTGACATCTGCAGGTAATTTTTCTATATTTACCTTATTTAAGTCCATGGTACCTATTTCAAAATGTTTTTAACACCTATAACCCTCTGAATCAAGGCTTAAAGGGAAAAGCAGTGGGACCCCTTTTTAAAAAAAGGTGGGTGGGTGGGCCCGCGCGCAACAAGCATCGAATCCAGTTTGGGTCCTACTTTGATCGGTGGTTCGGGGTACGCGAAGCGCGAAGCGCTGAGCGTGAGGCGCGGCGCGCGCAGCGCGCCACAACCTGTAGTTGATGCAATTACTGCATACAACTATTAATCGAGTAGCACCATATAAGCTTTCGCATTGTTCTTAATAAACCAATCTAATCTATCTCTCATCTCTTGCCAGTGTTTGCTTGCACCTGTGCCTAGTTCTTTGTCTTCAAGAGTGGCGAGTGCCTCGTGATAGAATAACTCGTCGTGTTTCTTTGCCTCTTCTTTTGTTAGTTCAATAGATTCACCTGTGAATCTATTTCGTCTTGTGTAATCGTTGTTGTCCATTGTGTCTTTCTTGTTAGTGTTTATCATAGTCCTATACTATCCTATTATTAAACTGTTGTCAAGTATACCACCAGATAATAATTAAACCTAATCCAAAGCCCATTACCATTTCCCATAGTTCCATTTACTTTAATACCTATTCTGCTTTCTTATTTAACTCTTTCATTTTTTGATTGAGTTCAAATAGTTTAACTTCGTAATGTCGTTCCATTATTACTGAAACAACGAACAACATAAAGCCTAGCGCCATTAGCGCTAGTCCTATGTATAAGATTAAATTGTAATCAATCATATTGCTTTAATATTCCATTTACCTGTTGCGTGTCGCCAGTCGCCCAGTTCATTTGTCTTTTTATTTCTTGCCTCTAAATCCCAATACACATATCTGCTAGTTCCATTTTTATCAACGAACTCTCTACCTGCTGTGCCTTTAGGATTTGGCTCACACGCTTTTCTAGTTATGATCTTTCCACCATTAGCATATTCTTTGCCATTGTGTGTTTTAGCAAAGTAAGTGATGTAAAAATTATTTGCTTTCATTTAACCTCTTTTCCAACTCTAATAGTTTTACAGCTAAATCATTTATATGGTTTGTATTCTGCTCAACTACTCCACCAAGTTTTTGTGTACTCTCGGCGCTCTTGCCAATCATATCAGCTAATTGTTTGCACATCTTGTAAAGATTCATTGTGTCATTGTTTGGTATCATTTTATATCTTTCTTGTTAGTGTTAATAATTACTGGGAGTATATAGGATACACCCAGTAATGTCAATGCCTAATTATGCACTTATTTGTTTTATTTTAGATGTATCCACAACCCAAGTAATACCTATCTTCTTCGTGCAACTATCTAATGCCTTCGCAATAGATGCGTCATCACCATTTTCATAGACTATATCCATAGCTTTTTGTTTTACAGCTTCTAGTTGTGCAAGTTGGCTTCCTTCTGGTCTTCGTCTTATTTCTCTATCAACCAATTCTTTAGCCCAATCTCTTAATTGTTCTTCACAATCTTTAAGGTCTATTTCTTCAGACTTCATATTGTAGGTAAGAGTTTTTTTATCGTCTTGCTTGGCTTTCTTGTTAAAGAAAGTCTTGGCATCTTGTCTTGCTTTCTTTAGTTGTTCTTCTGCCTTTTTAAATGCGTCTAATATTTTATCTGCACCCATTTTTTTAGACAGCTTACCAACTATTCTTTTAGTCGCTTCAGTTTTAAACTGCTTGACTAAAAGCTCTTGTTCCTCAATTAGAGGATTAAAGTGGCGATTTATTTTGCTCTCATAATGTTCCACTTTATACTTTGGCATATTGCTCATATTATATCTTTCTGTTAGTGTTTATAATTAATCCTATATACTGCTTGACAACATATAAGTCAAGTGTTATATTAACAATATGAAAGCAAATAATTATATATGCCCAATTTGTACAGAGTTCACTTCTTATGATGAGTGGGCAAAGCCACAAGTTGCTTGTATAAATTGTGGGGTACAAGAATAAAGCTTGAACCCTGATCACAGGTTGGCACACTCGTAATAAGTTGTACAACGCCCTGTGATCTGGGGTCAATTTTTGGACGAGGCATACAATAGTCTTAAATGCACAGGTATGGTCTGGGCATCATCCAAAACTTGGCCAAACTTGAGCCCTGATCTGAGGAAGAGTGAATATGGGAGAAACCTGAATAATTCCCACGCATACTTCAAGCGGAATCCACAGGCGGATCTGGGGTCAAGCTGGGTTGCTGTGCTATAGAAATGCATTAAAAATTTCCTATAGGTGAATTGATCACACCGAATAAATGCCCAGACTTGAGCTCTGATCTCTGGTGCCACTTGCAAGGTAGCTACAGTGCCAGAGATCTGGGGTCAAGGACTTTCCATAGGGCCAAATTCGAATTGGTCCTTGGCCGGGATTTCATTAGCCTTTATTGTCCTTAACTAATGCAAAGGCAACAAGCCACAAGCTTCAAGCTTCAAGCAGGGTGGGCCCGCCCCAAAATGTACAAGGGTCCAAGGATAAAAAAGAGTTGACAAGGATTCGGGGATATTATAGGATGGAGAAAACTAACAAAGGAGAAAGAACATGAGTGCATTAAAAAAGAAAAGCGAGACATGCGAGGAGCAGCTTCGCAGGAACTGTAAGAACATTGCGGACGGCATCACCAACCCGAACCAGGAGTTCATCACCCACTCTGTCTCTGGACCTGAATACGAAGAGCCAAGACAGGAGACAGCTAGCGATTGGATGGAGGACGTCTACGATATAGAATGGATCACGCACCAGGACCATAGTTACAAAGCAGCAAGGCTGCTGGTAGCAGGTGGGGGCCCAAACATTTGGGTGAATCTACAGGACATGAACGTTGAAGGCTATTGGGGCGGAGACAAATGCATCCATGGCTTCATCGATAATATTGGCCTCGATGATTACCTAGAGGAGCTACATGGCTGCAAATAAAACAATTCAACTAAGCTTTGGAGATACCTACGACCAGGTAAGACACTTACTAGACAGTGATGATTGGCGAATCATGGACGCGGAAGCATTCATGAAATGTAATGATTGTAGTCACGAATCTAGAGAATACGCAGAACACGATGACGTGACAGAAGCGGAAGGAGCGTGTCAAGTTCGTTGTCCTAAATGTAAAAGTTGGTACTATTGGGAGCTGCCTAGATCCAAATGACCTGGCATCATCCTAGTTATTATAGAAAGCTTCGCGAGGAGCGAAAAAAAATTCCTGTTAGTGGAACCCCGAACCGGGAAACCGGTTCGGCGGAAAGTTTAAACTCTGAAAATTCAGAACGATTCGTGAGCCAAGCTCACAAGCTCTCAAGCACAGAGGCGCAAGCTTCCAAGCCACAAGCCAAGGGTTCAAGCTTCAAGCCTAAGTCCACAAGCTCCAAGATCCGTTGACCGGGGTACAAGCGAACCTTCCCCTTATCCGGGGAACAAGCAACAAGGACAAAGGTATTTTTTTTGTGTTTCATGTGAAATGAAATCTGATGAGGGGATAGGGATACCCTCTCAGAAGCACCTTTTGTCACCTTGAGTTCAAGAGTAAAAAATGTCCCGTTAGCATTTTGACAAAGACAATCAGGAGTGCCAAGTAATGCACGATTCTCAATACGAATAAACGAAATTGTTTTTAATTTCTTTTTGAAGTTTTTATAAAAATTAGACTCTTTCAAGGGGGTCTGAGGTTTGGGTGTCTGCCCTATAATTTCTTAATGACATCGCCCATAACAAGTGTAGGTTTCTCTGCTTTTAAAACTAATCTATGAGTCTCACGCGTACCCAATATTTTATTCTCTAACAACATCATGGCTGTTAAATCATACATTTCACCATTAGGTAATTCAATTTGAACCCTTGCATGTTGACAAACAGGGGATTTCATGAACTTATCTAAGGCCATTCTCAGTTGTTTTCCGCTCACCATTCTGTCTTGTAATATACAATATATAGGATATATTGCAAGTATGAGTGACTTTCCAAAAGCTAGTAAATACAGCCCAATGCCAAAAGATAAGTATGGACTACAGGAACTAACGCAAATGCAACGTGCATTCTGTGAATACTTAGTAATGAAAGAAGGTAGATGTACAAATACTGACGCTGCCTTACATGCTGGATACAGCCCAACAAGAGCATCAAGAGAAGCATCTGAATTAATGAAACTGCCACACATTCAGGCATACCTAACTAGAAGAATGAATGAAGTTAATAAAGCATTCGTAGTTAACAGACAGAACTTCATCAAACGTCAGATACAATTATCTGATAAGCTGGAGAGAGAAGGCAAACTAGAAAAGACTGCTGCGTTTGAAGCTATGATAGGTAAAGCTATGGGAATCTTTATAGATAGGAAAGAGATTATAACTAGAGATTTAACTGCTGAAGATAAATTAAAGCGTAAAGAAGAATTGCGTAAGCAAGCTGAGAAAATGAGAAGAGTTAATCAGTTAATAGAAGATAAGACTAAAGTATAATCTTTTCAGTACTCACAATACACCCAATAGGAAATATATTAGTATCACTAAAGACTTCATCGTCTTCATCATAAGAACTAAATGTAGTTAAGAACTTTTTAGTTTTCTTATAGATATAAGCCTGAGTTATCATTTTACAGATAGGAAGTTTGTCCATCTCATCTTTATTTTTATGACCCGCATCGCCGGTGATGTCCAACCATCTGATCGTATAGAAGTAATACTTCTTCTTACCGATCTTGGCATGTTTGTAACGCTTCTTCCTTTTAGGCATAAGACCATGTATAGACTTTTTTCAATGAAATTTCAAAAAGCAAAATGCAAAATATACGCGCGCGCCCCTTATTTTGTTGTGGTTATTGACTTATTTAACCTTTTTGACCTTTTTGCTTAAATAAGCTAGGAAAATAGCGCCTGATACAATTTTGGCCTTAAAAGCGTTGGTATACAACAATAATAATTTTTGTATCTTTTTGTATCCTGACAAAAGATACAAATTTGGCGTTATTTCCATTGGTATACAACACTTCTAGCTTTTGTATCCTTTGTAACCACTTTTAAAAAAAAAAAAAAACAAAAACATTTTTTTATTGAAAAAACCCTATTGTAGGGATACAATTGCAATTAATGGCTAATTTCCTATACTATTTGATCATTTTTTGTATCCTGACCCTCTTTTTCTTTGGATACATTTTTGTAATATTGGTCCACTTTCTTAAGGAATGCGTGTTGGTACCCCTGAAACTCCTTACCAGATACCTCAAACTTCTGAAACAAGTTATCTTTGGAACACATTAAGATCACACCCTGTTGAATCTTGGTGTCATAGACATGGTTGTGAGCCATGGCGTATGCCCCTAATTGGGTAAAATAATCATCTATCCATTCTCTTCTTTTTGGCTTGTTCGTCTGTTTGAAATCTATTATGCTTTCGGCCCCATCATAAATGCCTACCACGTCCGTGGCCCCCGCATATAGGTCAGGATAATACAATGTTACTTCTGTGCCCCAAACCTCTCCCAGGTCCCCGAGCCCTGCTTCTATAACCCGTTGCGCCATGGTGTTAGCTTGTAGACCCAATTTGGTCAGGTCCATGTGCCCTGTTCCCTTAATATAAGCCTCCAGATACGTGTGCATACTCGTCCCACGTAGAGCTGCTTCATTCATAATCTTATTAGCTCTAGCTTCTCCTTCTCTCGCTCTCCAATTCGCTAGGCTCTGTCGCTTCTCTTCCGACTGGGTTGCGGATAGTATAGTCGTAACACTTGGTAACTTGGTGTCATCAATACTATAGTGCCTTCCACCGTTGATCACGGATCTTATGGATTTCGGGTACTTAAATCGTTTGTTCCACTTCATTCACAGTTGGCCTTAGAGACATCAGTCTCCCCTTTCACTAACCAAAGGTAACTCCACTCCGTTGATCCGGGTGTGCATTTCTTACCAACCTTAACATTATAAGAACAACTATTTAGTAGCACCAAACAAGAGGCGATTAACATAACTGCTAACACACTCTTCATCGTTACTAACATAGATTTTTTCATATAATTTTTTATATTATTTTTTTTCTCTTTTTTCATATCCTGTTCCTTTTTGTTTATTACCCCACCTCTTCTGCCAAGCAAATACGTTCATACGTGAACCAATATGCTCGATCCAAGAATAAGGGACGTCCATTGTTATCTTCCATTTATGACTTACTTTATCTTTTATGCTGTCTATCAAATCTGGTATGGTTACCATTTCTTTTATCTTCCTCCATCTGATCATGAAACATCTTTAATATAACACGGTAAGCTTTACCACCACTATATTCAATGTCTTCTTTTGATTCTTTCTTATCATAATGATCTACTATTTGTTTTAACTTATCATACTTTGTTACTGAATAAGGTAGAAGTGCCTTGGCAATCGTATAGGCCCCTCGGTAAGATACAGCCCATCTCCATTGAGGTTTTAAATTTTCTCTAACCTTTCGTGGTCCCCACCAACCGAGTTTAAATATATTATAAGCATATTCAATCGTTGGTTTGTGAGTCATGGCTATCTCTAGTCTTATTCTCCAAACAAAAGCAGGGTTTGGCCTGTCTTTCTTCTTCTCCCAATATTGTTTGTAGGTAACGCTACCTTCCCCATCAAACAACCCAGCAAGGTATTCAACCTTGTTCATTTTGGGTTTTTCTTCTTCTCTACTTCTAAAGCAAGTTCTGCTAATTGATTCTGATCTTTTAAAATATCATTATATTTTTCAGCATCAAAAAGCTTTTGCTCGAGTTTAGTTACGGCAAATGAAGCCACCTTCAATCTAGATTTTAATATTTCATTTTCTACTTTTAAAACATCAATCTGTTTTGTGAGATCCAACTCCCCCCTGTCATCAAAAGGTTCTATTAACCATTTGGTGAAAGGTTTTGTTTCTTTCTCAGGTTCTTCAGGTTTAATGATGCGTCTTGCACCATCAATTGCTTTCTCCAACCTTATCGTCTTTTCGTTTTTTGTCATCAAAAATTACCTTCTTAATTACTTGATTCGCAATCGTCGTTGAAGCGTCTACGCCCCCACCTCTACTGCAGTTTGTGCAAACCATCAGTATCAAAATATAAAGCATCGTCCTTAACATCTATCTCTCCTTCCGATTTGCACATTGTACATTGTGCGATTATCTCTTTTGGTACACCAACCGATTGGTTGGGTATTCTTATGTATCCATTCCCCATACATCTGGGGCAGGAAACTTTTTTATTTGTCTTTAAGCTTTCCATTTAATTTCTGCGCTTTCTCATTCACTAGAATGTTTATGGTTTGAGCTCGACTTAATACCGCGTTGGGTACTAATCTCTTTTTTCTCATCTTATCAATTAACGTATACGTGTCATGTGACAAAGATACGTTTTTGTATTTAGTTATATCAGTCATGTGTGATATACTCCTTTCTTATTAGTTTCATATATAGGATTTTATATATATAATACAATAGGGTGTCAATGGTTAAATTTATGTTAATCATGCAAATTTGTAGTGTGGCGCACATGAATTGCATGGACGAGATGCAGATGGGGGTGTACCCCTCACACTATGATTGTGTGACGGCTGGATATATTAATGCCCTTGGAACCACACAAACGATTGGTCCTGAAGAAATAGAAAAAAATAAAATTGTTATAAAGTTTAGTTGTAGTCCTCTTACGACGACTTAGTTTTTTTGTTGGGTTTAGTTTCTGAATAATCTCTACTCGTAAAACTTGCATCCGTGATGACGACGTTTCTATTACCAAAGATTTCGTCCCATCTTTTTCTGTAAAGATCGTTAGAGATTCGAGATCTGCCGTCCCATTTTCTACCTTTGCTTTTTCTCATCACATATGTAGCCCACTAATAACTTATCATCTTTAGTGTAGTTCCCTTGTAGTCTAGGGTTTCCATCTACTTCCCAAACATGAGTCGTGTTAGCTACTCTCCAGTTTTCAGCTATAATACCACAATTATCGCCTGTTAGTCTAATCTCTTCTAGACCTGTGGAACCCAGTAAAAGTATAATGACGACGGCTTTCACCTATCTCCATTCTCGTTCTGAACCCTCTAAATCTTTACCTTTTCTTTGGCCCCACGCTATAACTTTAGCGAGTCCATGCGACTCTAGTTTTAAAGGCGCAAAAGGTTTCCATTGTTGGATAATAAGATTTAGTTCTATCAATAACGTAGACCACTGCTTAGGTGATATTTTATTTTCATCAACTGTTATTGTTAGTTTCTTAGTTTTTCTTCCTCTTTCGTTGTTCATTTGACTTAAGCTTTTATGCTTCATTTTGGTTCCTTTCCTTTTGTTGTTGTAACGATGAAGTTACCTTTCTTATTGGTGTACTCAACGCTGTATACTTTAGCGTGATCTAGTTTAGCACGCAACTTTTTAAAAGACATGGCTTCCATATCTTCTATTGGTTTGTCGGGCCCTAGTTCTCTTACTTTGTATTTATATCTCATATTACCTTTCTTTTATTATTAATATAGGTTATTGTAGGAGCTTTGTCAATGGCATCTATAATCTATTACCTGTAGTCCTTTATACTCGTAATACGTGCGCCCACTAAGGGGTCTTTTCTTTGGGGGTAAACTTTTTATATTATGATTATACCAAGAAGCGCAGCTATCTTTACTCACTACTTCGAAAGAAGTCATCTCGACCTTCCCTGTGAACGTTAAAGTAAACAGAGTGATCATGACGATCTTCTCCATTATCTGCCCTGTCCTCGTGTGGGCTTGTAACTTAATTTTTCTGATTTATTCATACGCTTCTTATGTCTTCCTATCTTAGGTTTAGTTCGTCTAACGTATGTGTTGACTCCGAAAAGTGCGCGCTTAGCCACGGGTGTCGTCCAGCTCTCTTAGTTTCATTTGAGTATCTTTATCTACTTTCATGTATCTAATGACGCCGTTGACTTTCTGCTCTATATCTTCACCACAATTGGTACATCTGTAAAAACTATGCTGAAGGCCTACCAAGATAGTATTTTTTGTACAAGCTGGGCAATGACCGGTAACTAACTCAGTCTCTAATATTGCTGATTTTTTTTCTGTCATATTTCTTCTTATTCTTTATTACTTTTGAAGTAAAGTGTCTTAACTGCTTAGCAACAGGGTTGCGTTTCTTATTGGGCTTTTGCATTACTCCAATATTATTTTCTTGATAGACTTAGTCCCATCAATATTGTCTTCTAATTCAGCTTTAGTTTTAATGCATTTGTATTCTATGTTATCATTAACTTGACGTGAAGCCTCACGCTTATGCTTCAAACAAATAGACATCGATTTTTGGATACGATGCTCTTTGATTTCATGGTCTACAAACATTAAAAGTGCTACCACAATTTCCATAAAAATTTTACTCCGATACTCCCATTATCCACAAAATAATTAAGATGTACATAAAAGGTTCCATTATTTTCTTCGTTTTCTTCCCATATAATAGTCGCCAGGTTCATAGTCCCATCTCTTTCCATGATGGCCTCTGATATCTGCATACCACATTCTTAACTTAACAATCCATTTCTTTACAGGCTTAGGCATTAAAATACAAGATCCATTACTAAATACAATACAATAAAAGTGTACATCGCTACCATCTGGGTAGCGAAAGGATCGTTGGGCAACATTATCTTACCACTGTACCTTTATTGGGCCCATGTTTAATTCTGTATTTATGTGTACCCGTCCCATTAATTTCAACTTCTTGTTTAAGAGTTTTAAGATAACTCATTTGTTTGGCTTTGGCTTCCATGTCCGTTATGTACTTAAGTATCTGTCTAGTAATTCTATTCATTAGTGTGTACTTCCATTTGCTCTAACTTTATCTTTTAATTTCTCCACATCTTCTAATAATTTTTCAGTCTGTTTTTGT